AAACGAGGGTCTTTCTCATACATCATCTCACCATAAATTTCATCGGCGTTCCAAATGTGTTGAGGTAAGAAACCTTGATTGTATAATTCGTTACAAATGATTTTCTTCTTCTTACTTTGTTGTACAGCTGCTGTATTTGCAGCTGCAGCTTGTGTTTGTGCTTGGTTAGCCTGTGCCGATGCGTTATTAAGTTGAATATTCAATTGGTTTATTGTATTATTCAAATTTATAATTTGTCCCTGTGCATTACCTAATTGTTCATTTAATGCTATAATTTGTTTATCTAATAAATCATTTCTAGCAAATAAAGAAACTCGTTGAATTGATTCAGCTGTTGCTTTTTGTATAGAGTTTTGTAAATCTACTACTGAACTTTGTACTTTGCTTGTTGCTTGTTGTGTTTGATTTTGTGATACTGCCAAAAGTAAATCTTTAGAATCTAATTCTATTAATAAACTTTGAGAAATTATTTCTAACTCTCTAACTTTTGAATTTGATTCTAATACAGCTTTATTTAAATATTCTATTTGAGAAGTTAATTCTGCTATTAAACTGTTTGCATCATCATAAGCAGATAACAATATTGTTGGTGGTAATTCAGGTGCTTCTATTGGTATCAACTCCACAATATTTGTATCTAAGGATTTTAAAACCTCATCTACATTATATTTTGGTTTTGTTAATTTACCAGATATAACACCATCATCAGCAACAGATCCACTAAAAATATGAACACCATATTCATTTTTAGTTTTTATTATTGCAGAACCACTTAATATAAGTTCGCTAATTAATTGTTCGTTTTGTAAACCTGTTTTTGCCATTTTATTTTTTTACAATACTAAATGTTATATCATCATCAAAATATTGAACACCACCATCCGTTTCAACTTTAAACTCTATTTTATAAACTCTATCAGCTTCCCAATTGGATAAATTTAACTTAATATAGTTACCATCACCATCACAACTAATTTTAGAATAATCTGAAAATGGAATAATAACATCATCTGATGCGAAGTCTTTAATTTGATAATACGATGTTAATGGTAAATATTTTGCAGAATTATAAGAAAACGTATTTGTAAAAGTTTTTACAGGATATAATTCTCTAGCAAAAATTCTTAACTTAGGAGTACTATCTAATTTATATTCTTTTTTAAAATTAGTTATTCCAATTTTAATATCTTGTGCGGTTAATGCATTTAATGAACCAGTTACATATGATTGGTCATCCCAACCAATTCTTATTTTTGGTTGATATATCGTATGTGTTTCTTTACTAAATAATCGTATTATTCCGTAATCTTCTGTATTATTTTCTTTTGCATCAGAATACTTTAATATAATTCCATTATTAGGTATAGACCCACTCATCCAAGCACGCAACACAAAATTTACATTCATTTGTATATCCGATGTTTGATAATTAAATGATTGAGTAGAACCACTAGCCAAATACCAAGTTCCACCAGTTCCATTATTAGGATTTGAATCAGAACCAACTTCTAAAGAATTTTCTAACCAATCTAATTTAGTATCTCCCTCTCTATAATTCCAAGTTACCCCAGTAGTTGATACATTATCAAAACGAGTACCTTTACCCATTTCCCAACTTTGAGAAATTGGATATGCATATATTGTATATTCTAAAGGTATTTCCTCACTTTGAGTTTCTTTTAAAATTAAAGTAGCTTCTTCCAAATTAATATCATTTGATACTATTGAGGATGAAAGATATCCAACATCAAATTTAATTAATGCTCTAGATATATCTTTTATATTTCCATAATAAACTTTACTTATTTCCAATACCTCATCTAAACCAGTATTTTGATTTGGCTGTTGTAAATAAACCGATGCATCTTTTGATGCTGTTAAAAAATAGTATGCCATTATCTTACTCTACCTTTAATGTCTGTGTCTGGAAACTTTATTTCGAAAACTGATGGGTCTAATGATGGATATACAATTTTACTTTTAGTTGCCGCATCTATATTATATGAATTTGGAGAATAGTTTCCTCCGCATTTATTTACTATTTGTAGAGAAGGTACTGATGATACACCTTCCACATTAGCTATTAATAATTCAACTTCACTCAAATTTATTGTTTGATTGAATGTCCAATTTTCTATATTAAAATAATCTTTTAATTCAGAAATAACTTTTGCCAATACCTCACTTTTATTATAACTTTGATATACTGCTATTTCAAATTCTAATCCTATATTAATTATAAACCCATCGTTTATATTAATACCATCAGTCATCATTCTATATTCGTTTAAATATGTTTTAAGATTTTCTTTTACCGCTCTATTTAAATTAGTAAGGTATCCATTATTATCATATCCTAACAAATAAAGATTAATTGCAAATGGATTGTTTTTTCCATTTTCATTTGAAGTTTTGCCAATTAAAAATTTATTAATATCCTCTTGTACTGTTTTAACATCTGGCTCCATACTATCAGGCTTATTTACAAAACTCATTACTAAGTCAGTAAATTCTTGCAAATTATTTGGTGATGATAAGATTGATGATGGTGAATTATTATCTAATGTTCCATCAGTTACAGCGTAAACTTTTGCAACTGCTCCAAATTTTTGTGGCATTGATAACGCTCTTACTTGATAATCTTTTGCAGTAACTGCTCTATTTTGAGAACCAAAGTATGCTAATGAATTTTGTCTAATTTCTTCTAAACTCTCACCACTTCTACCACCAGTAGCAGTTACTTCGTTATCAATAGCAACAGAATTTTTAGTTGCATTATATATTGCTAATTCTGTGTTATTGAATGTACGTGTATCTTGCTCAAATTCTATTTTATTAATTTTAGTTAATTGTCCTTGTGCTATATTTGACTTAACACCACCACCAGTTAAATACTTAACAGTAATTGTAGTATTTGCTGGGGATGTTCCGTATGTTTTTGTTTTTAAGAAGTTTGTTGGGTCAAATGATTCTTCCAATCTACTAATAGAATTGGGTAATCCCAATCCAACATTTTTAAGATTTGGAATTAATTGTTCATCACTAGCAGTTGCATCACCTGCACCAAATTGTAGTGTTGTTGTACTATCATCATTCACTTTAACTACAAATCTTCTAGGTGTTTTTATTGTCTTTAATACATATGGTACAGTTGATTTGAATTGATATAAATCAGGATCATTAGCTTCTGTATTTTGATAATCAGTAAATACCATTTCTTGTGCTAGATACGGGACTTCGTACCATTTATTATTATTAGAGTCTCTTACATCAATTATTTGAATAACATCAGTTTCACGCAGATTTATCTTTTGAAACGGAGTATATGTATCAAATGTCATTTCCATTTCTTGCAAATCGCCAGATATTACTTCTACATACTTTTTAACTAAATAAAATGTAGGTTCACCTGTCGTTGAATCACGTTGATACACAGTTATCTCTCTACCATTTACATCATTAAAATCAACAACATCGGTTGTTCTAAATGTAATTGAATCTTTTAATGATTTTGTAGTAAGTCCTTCTTTAATTTTTAAATAATATTTTGAATCAGGTATGTTATTTGTACCAACTCCAATAGATGGAACTAATTGATAAACACTCAATGTAGTTACTGCAGGTGATGATACTTTTGGTTTATATCCCAAATATTGTGATAATGCTATTACACTCTGAATATCTTCAGCGTAAGTCATTAACGATTCTTTCATAGTATCATCAATATAGTATGAAAGAGAATCACCAATATAAGATGCCATTTCAATAAACATCATACCAGGAGAAGATTCACTAAAATCGGAATAAGTTTTTGGAAAATAAGTTTTAGCAAATTCTACTAAATTATTTCTAAATCCAACAAAGTCCTTATTAAGATATTTTATATCCTTTCCTTTATTTTTAAAGTTCTTATTTGTTATAGTTATTCCCATATATTATTTTATTAAACCTTAAACTCTAAAGGTCACTACGTTTAAATCAGGATTATTTAAGATATTAAAAGTAATAGATATTCCAACTGTATTGTTATCTTTATCTAAATTACTACTTTCAACATCTATTTGTTGAATTGTAACATATGGTAACCAAGTATCCACAGATTCAACAATCACACTTTCTATTTTAGTTGCAAGTGTAGAATCATTAAAATCAAATAATAATTCTTGAAGTCCGCTTCCGAACTCAGGCTGCATTATACGTTCACCTTTTTTTGTAAGTAACAAATTCTTTATATTATATTTTATTTGCTCACTTGTAGTAAATGTTTGATTAAAAGCAGTATTTCCTATTTGAATTGGCAATGATATACCTATCGCATAGTCTTGATACTTTTCAGTATCTTTTACAATTTTACTACCTAATACTATTGCCATTATTACTTTTTAAATCTTTTTACAAGTTCTGAGTAATCTCTATTTAAAGCTTTATCTATTTCAGCAACTCCAGTGTTTACACCCAATCCAGTTGGTTGAGGACCTTTAGCCATATCACCATACCCCATTTTTTCAGCTAATGCAGTTCCACCTACAATTGAACCCATATCACCTTGTCCAAAATTCATTGTTCTAAATCCACCATCACCTTGTGGTATCCCACCTCTAGTTTCATTTAGTATTTGGTTAATCATTGGGTTTTTGCTGTATTGTTTTGTTGGTGCTACTTTTTGTTGAACCGATTCTTGTATTGGTTCATCACTTAAAATAGCTTTAGCCATTGAAATACCTCTTGATTGTGGTTTTTGTGCTACCTTACCTTCAGATAGCATTTTTTTCATTTCAGCCTTTACTCCTTCTTTAATCAAAGCAGGTAATTGCTCTTTAAGCTCCTCTTTAATAAGAATTTGAATGGCTTCTAATAGTTTATCCATGTCCATAATATTCTATTCTTTGTTTGTTATGTTTATAAATATTTAAATTGTTTATTTTTAAGATTTAAGTCCAAAGAGTAGGGTCTTTCTGCAATTCTGCCCAATATTTGTTAAATTCTTTAATTCTTTCAGCAGCACCTATTGGTGGATTTACACCATTAACCCTCCAACCACATAAGTTTATTTGTTTTGTGGTTGCATCAGTAGCGTATTTAGCTATATTGTTTGATTTCCAAAATAAACATGCAGATTCAGCGCCACCTTTCATTTGTGCAACTAAATCAGGATTTGCTACCCAATCTTGTCCAACCATTGGTCCAAATTTTTGATAATTTACTTTACCAGTTACTTGTAACATACCTCTACCTCTAAATTTGTAACCTTCTGATGTAGATTCACCACCATTTCCTAATCTATTACCATATACATAACTTCCTATCTTTACTTCATTTTTTGCATATTGATTTGCTTGAGCTTCCGATTTAAAATATTTTGGAAATATTTGTAATAATCTACTTGCACTATACATTAAACTTTCAGTCTTAACTCTAAAACCACCAGTCTCTGCCGCAACCTGTGCTAGGAAATGAGCTCTTTCTAATGGAGTTTTACCCACACCCACCTTTCTCATAGCTAATACTAATTCATCAGGAACTTTTACTTTTGTTTTATAATTTGGAATAGGTTTTTGTACCTCTTGATTTTGAGGTTTATCTTCTGAAGGTAATTCTTTTTCTGTTTCAGCCGCTCCCTCTTCTGCTGCATTTTCTATCCTAGCCTCTAATTGTTGTTGTTCTTCTTCGCTTGGGGCTGGTGCATCTGCTGGTACTTCATAAGCTGCGGCTGTTGCTTCGTTTATATCTGCGCCGTCTAACATAGCCTGTTCTGATGCTGCTTCTTGTGCTGGTGTCATTTCTACTTCTTCTGCTGGAACTTCTTGTGTATCAGGCAAATTCCCTACAGATGCTGCTCCGCCTGGTCTAGATGGTTGTATTTGATAACCGCTCCATTGTACAATACCAGGACCCGGAGTTCCAACAGGTGGATATGATGATATTGTATTAGCTACTCCACTTACTGTAGATAAATGCGAAGTAGCGTACATTATAAAATCATCTACTATTAGAGCTGCGTTATTTGTAGGAGGTATTACTGACATATTTATTCGTATATTGAAACGTGCATTGGGTCATTATTACTTAACCAAGTCATGCCTTGTGATTTAAATACTGATGCAACTTGTTGAAATCCTTTATCAAATTCATTAAGGTCTCTAATTTTAGTTTTACCACTATAAATTGCGTTATCTTTAAATTTATAACCATATGGATATACAGATGCATTCATATCTATTGCAGTTCCCCAACTATGATTTGAAAATCTGCTACCACAAGTTACATTTCTAACAGCCAACCCACCATCACAACTTTTTATATATTGCTGCAATCCAGAAGATTTTATTTTTGCTAATGCTGGTTTTATAATTGCTGCTAAATCTTTGTGCACCATTATTTTTTTATCCCCGCCTGCCGTTGGAAACATTATTTCGGTGCAATTCTTTTTTAAATATTCGTTATTAACTTTATACCAAAATCTATCACAACCACCAGCACTTTGCTTATCTTTAATTACAAAACTACCAGGTTCACCCAAAGCAGGCCATAATCCATTTCCACATTTTTTAAATAAAGCTTCATCACCTTTACCTACTAATTTTGGCTTTGGTTTGTCTGGTAAAGTATTTCCAGATGTACCAATTGTACCATTTGTGGGATCTTGTTCATTGGTACTATCATCTGTTTCTGCTTCTTTGGAAACTTCTTCATTATACGCTTGAACATTTTCATATGCGGCCTGCTCACTAACATTACTATTATTTGCCATTGCTTCTTCTTCTGATGCAAATTGTTCTTCATATGCTTGTTGGCTTGCTGGATATTCTTCTTGTATATCTCTTTGTATTGCATCTCCTTCGGATGATGAATCTGCGCCAGGAACAGATGGTATTGAAACTGCAGGTGCCCAAGTTCCGGGGTTGGTAACACTATTACTTACAACAGATATATTTGATATTGAACCTATTGCTGGTATTATTGGAATTGGAAATTCATTCATTTGTGCACCTTGCCAATATGCAACAACACCCTTTCCCATTTCACCAACTAAATCATATGGGGCTGTTGATGTTAATCCTTTTTGTAAAGCTGCTTTAAAAAGAGCTTCCATAATATCAACATTTCCTTTTTTTAAAGATACTCCATTTAATACATCTTTTCCTCTTTTTACCGCAGCATCATATTCTTTAGCATATGTTTTAGCAACTTTATCAATATCTGATATTGAACCAGGTTCATTTGCCATCGATAATATGTTATCTTTAAAAATTTGCCAAGACATAATTATTTTTTTATATTTTGGTTTGATTTTTGAATAGCCTCTCTAGCTTTGGATTGCACCGCTGCTGCAGATTGTTTTGCTTTGTCTGTTGCTTTTTGTATTTGTTCTTGTGCTTTTGATTGTACTGCTGCAACTGAATTTTGCGCCTTATCCTTTGCTGCATTTATTTTTGATTGTGCATTAGATATAGCAGATTGTGCTTTGTCCTTTGCAGCTTGTACTTTGTCCTTTGCAGCTTGTACTTTGTCCTTTGCAGCTGCGGCTCCAGCTTTAGCTTTATTTACAGCAGCTCCCATTTGTTCTTTTAATTTACCTTTATTAAATTTTTTAGGTTTTGGCAAATCCTTTGGTTTAAATTTTGGAACTGCTGGTAATTGTGGTATAGCTGGAAGTGGTGGTAATTTTGGTATATTTGGTTTTTGTGGTAATTTTGGAACTTCCGGAATGGAATTTTTTAAACTATCCACTTTAGAACTTGCGGCATTTTTTAAATTAGAACTTTGTTCAGTTACTGCGTTTGTTAAATTTTCCATATTACGATGTTTGATTTAATTTACTAAGAATATTATTTAATTTTGATTTTATTGAACGAAATGTGGGAACATTTTCCGGACCTACTTTTGATGGACCGGATGGTGTTAAATAATTTTGAGCAACAATAGCATCAATTAATTGAGATAATATATCTACTAATTGCTGTCCCTTAACGATTGGCTCCAATGATTCACTTCCTAAAAATATAGAACCCTTACCAGTATACATAATAATATCTTTATCATTAGTAACAATATTAATATTATCTTTAACACTAACATCAATACCTAATTTATTATCAATTGATAATCCACCATCAGAAATAAATCCATAATTCTTTTTTGAAAAAAACATCATCTCTGCATTTTTAGCAGAAAGTATTATTCTTCCAGAATTTATTAATATTTGGTCTCCTATAAGTTTTTGTGGATAGTTTTCAAATGATTCCGGCTTTGTTTCAAAATCAGTTTTTCCCTTATCATCTATTACACCAGGAGCAAATGGTAATTGATATTGTTCGGATGTCATAGCTATTATACTACCATCTCTATTTATATCTTCAAGTGTACCAAATTTTATTAGTGATTTTTTAGATTCAGCATTTTCATTATTTCTTAAGATAATAGTTGGAGAAAATTTCTTATTATCATTATTATATGCTGAAAATCTGATAGATTGTCCAAATCTACTTTCAAGCAGCATATCACCTTCATACAATTTTAATTTATGTATTCCAGGTGTTTTTTCAAAATAATCACCATACCCATCATATTTTTCCGAATTATCATTATTTGTTCTAGCTATACCAGTTGCTTGTACTTTTGAATATTCTTCTTTTTTATTTACATCTAATTTACTTGGTGAAAATAATTTTGTAATCTGATTTGGGTCAGTATCTACATTTGGAGTTGTTTCAATACCAATTCTTTTATATAAACTTTGTCCACTTACTCCTTGAATTATTTCAACCGATTCATTTCTTACTGGTAAGTTTTTTTGATTTTTATCGTATGGGTATGCAATTGGTAACGAATCTTCACTTGGAGATGGTTGTCCAACAAATCTAAATAAAATTGCTCCTATGTAACCAGATTCCTTTCCATCAACATCTTCTCTATTTTTAAGATATGGGTGTTTTTCATCTAATATTACACTATAAACTACACCAGTACCATTTGTTGATTTAGAACCGGCTGTTTGTGCTGATTGTACCGATGATACATTTGCGTTTTGTAATGCCATATTACTTCATTTTTTGTTTTAATTCATCTAGCTCAAATTCCAAATCATCAACTCTCTCTACTTGCTCTTTGGTTTCTTCTAAATCTCTAAGTAATTGTTCTTTCTCAAATGCTGATAAAAATCCTTCTTGTCCTTCTGTTTTCTTTTCCGATGCCAAAATCTTAGTTGCTATTGTTGCTAATTTAACCAATTGGTCATCGTTCTTAACTGAGCTATCAATTAATCCACCAATAACAGGACCTAAAGTTCCCATATCCCCTGCGTGT